CTCCGGAACGGTGAGCATCTACATAGCGGCGTCGTACGACGGGACCACATTCGATACCGAGGGCACGGTGATCGCGCTTACGCTCAACGCCAACAGCGCGGTCCGGGCCAAGCCGGTGCTGTTCGAGTGCTCTGGGTGCAAGGCGCTCAAGATCATACGGATGGTCAACGGCGATGCCACGTACGCGGTCGATGACGTGAACGTGCGGTTCGTGAGTCAGGGGTGATGCCGCGTCCTACTGCAGCACGGCCGAGTCGGTGAGCGCCACCGGGTCATCGTACGATACGGCGGTCCTCCAGGAGCTCATCGACCGGGCGGACCGGCAGATCAACGCTAAGCTCAACGCCGCGCGCGTGAGCGGGAGCGGGAACGCCATCAAGGAAGCATCGCTCTGCCTGTCCACCGCGATGCTGGGGGGATGACGATGCCGCTCTATACCAACGACCGGGACGGCATCATGAGGCGCGGGCTCGCCCGTGACATGGTCCGCCCGCTGAACAGCGAGCCCTGGATGGCCGGGCTGGAGTGGGACAAGACCACCGACAAGTACACCCGCCTTGGATATGCCGGTTCGCGCGATCGCTCGCCCTTCGACACCTGGCTACCGTGGGCCGGGATGCGCCGCTGCAACCTGGATGACAATGGCAAGGTCACCGCCTATCACGGCGACGCCGCCTATCGCGCTGACGGCTCGAACGGGCAGGTGATGGTCGAGATACCGGCGTTCTGGTATCGGACCGAGATATTGAGCACCGGGTACCGCTGGTGCGTCAGCCCGTGCGCGCTGCCGGGGTTTAAGCTGCATCCGGCCTTCGTCCGGCACGGCGTCATCAAGAGCCGGGTGTTCGTCGGCGCGTACAAGGCGTCCGCCTACGACGTAACCGCCTCAGCGACAGAGGTCAACACCATCACCGTCACCGCCGGGGCATCCGCCTCCGGCAACGTCACCATCACCCTGGACGGCAACCGCCCAATCACCGTGGCCGTTGTCGCCGGGGATGACGCGAACGCCGTTGCCGCCAAACTCAGGGCGGCGACATACGACTGCTCGCCGTACTCCCCGCAATCGTTCGCCGCGTCCGGAGCTGACGCCGCTTGCATACTGACCTGCTCGGTCCCTGGCCTGAAGACCACCGCCACGTTCTCCGGGGGAACCACCGGCGTCACTGCCACTGTCGCCAAGACCGTCACCGGCGCTGGAGGTTACATGCTCAACGATCCGACCGGCAGGGACAACACGGCAACCACCGGGGATAAGCTCGCTTCCGTGTCCGGCGTTAAGCCCATCAGCGGATGGAAAACATCGCTGACGCTGAACGAGGCGCGCACGCTGGCGCACAATCGCGGCGCTGGCTGGGAGGTCATCGACTTCTTGACCGCATCGGCGCTGCAACTGTTGTATCTGGTGGAGTACGCGTCATTCAACTCGCAAGCCACGCTGGGCAACGGCATCCTGAGCATCACGGACGATGGCGCTACGAACATGTCGCCCTACACCGGGCAGACCAACGCCCTGGGCAACGCGTCCGGCTCGGCCACTGGGAACACGCACTATCAGACCGGCCAGGCCGCGAACTCCGTAACATATCGGGGGGTCGAGGATTTCTTCGGTAATCTCTGGGAATGGACCGACGGCATCAACATCAAGGCGGATTACAAGCCCTGGATAGCTGACCATGGGTTCGCCAGCGATACGTTCGCCGCTCCCTATGTCGATTCAGGGCTGACGCTGTGCGCGACCAATGGCTATGTAACCGACATCGCCCTGGACGCTGATAACGACTATGGGTTCCTGGCGTCCGCTGTGGGGGGTTCGGCGTCGGCGAAGCTGTGCGATTATTATTACCGGGCGTTGGGGAACAGAGCGGCGCTGCGGGGGGGCAATTGGGCCGTTGGCACGTACGGCGGGGCCTTCTGTTGGGCTCTGTATCTTGAGGCCTCGTATTCGGCTCGGGGCGTCGGCGCGCGCCTGGCTTTTGTGGGGTGAGGGAGAGAGGATGAGACGGAACAACTGACGATGAAAAAGAGGGATATAGGGTGACAAACGCAAAAGGCGAGGACCTGGAAAGATGGGATTGTTAAGTGGAACGGCAACCTGGCTCAAGCAAAGCGTTACGATATACCCATACTCCACGCTGAACGATTACGGCGAGTATTCCTGGGGAACCGGCGCGGCCACCCCATGCCGTATAGAGCAATACGATAAGCAGATAACCACCGAGGACGGACGCCAGATAATCGCCGTCGCCAAGATAACCATAGACGGGACGAACACGCCGAACATCAAGGATAAAGTGGTCTTACCGAACGGCGACGATAGGTTAATTGAGAAAATAGACAACTCCATCGGTCCAGATGGGACCAGCTACTTGAAGATAATCTATGTCTAAGAACGGCCCGGAAATAAGGGCGGAGGTCCAGCGTCTTAAGGAGGAGCAGACCAGGCTTCGAAACCTCAAGGAAGGGTTCCCCTCGGAGGTCGAGAAGGTGCTTTACCAAGAGGCGTGGTGGGTGTTGGGGAAGTCAATAAAAATAGCACCCATAGACACCGGACGTTTGAGGGCGTCGGCCAGGGTGGACCTTCCTGTCAGGGAGGGCGACAACAGGATATCCATTCGCCTTTCCTACAATACCGACTATGCCAAATGGGTCCATGAAAAGACGGACGGGTTCGGCGGGCCGGTGAACTACAGAGCACCCGGCACTCAATCGATGTTCCTCATAAACCCCCTCATAGAGAACATCACTGAAATGGAGGATCGGATTACCGTGCGCCTCAAAAAGTTGGTGAAAGACAATGTTGGCTAAGGACATAGCGGAGTATCTTGAGGACGCCACCATCGGAACCGTCGGTTCGTCCATATTCGTGGGCATGATGCCCGACACGGCCAATAATGTGATTGCCGTTTACGAGTACGGCGGGAACCCCCCCGAGGTGGTGGGCGACATAGAGAATCCGAGGCTCACCATACGCGTTAGGAATTCCACCTATGCCAACGGACTCGCCAAGGCCAGGGACGTACTGAACGCCCTGCACACCGTGAATAACACCACCATAGAGGGGCACTCGTATCTTTACATAAGGGCGGTGGGATCGGTGAACTCCTTGGGGAGGGACGCAAAGGACCGATACACGTTCTCGCTGGATTTCATCGTATCTAAGTTAATGGAGACCTCATAATGGCAATACAATCCTTTACTGGCTACAAATTATTCGTTCATGGATACGACCGTTCCGGGGATTTCAACAAGATAAACCTCGATTACTCGGCTGACGAACTGGATTCTACGAGCATCGGGGACACCTCCAAGGAGTTCATAGCCGGACTGAAAACGGTCAAGTTCGATGGGGAAATCTTCACATCCCATGGGGGCGGGGAGGTTGAGACCACATCCAACGCCAACTTCGCCGTGGCCGACAAGGTGATAACGGTCTATCCGGGAAACACCGCTGGAAACGTTGGATACGCCTTTAGGAGCGTTCAACTGACCCAATCCCCCCAGATGGTAATTGGTGATATTGCGAGATTCACCATATCCGCCAGTTCGTCCGGCTCCGCCCTTATCCGGGTGACGGACATGGAAGCGTTGGCCACCAAAACCTCAACGGGAACGGGAACGGCTCGGCAATTGGGGGCGGTGTCCGCTGCTCAAACGCTCTATTCGTTCCTTCATGTCATAAGCGCGTCATCGGGCGACACCCTGGACGTTACCATCGAATCGGACAATGCCGAGGGGTTCAGCTCGGCGACCACTCAGATAACGCACACACAATTTAACGCCATAGGCGCGGAATACAAGACCAAGGCGGGAGCGATAACCGACGATTGGTATAGAGTAAAATGGACCATCGCCGGGACCGACCCCTCTTTCACTTTTAACGTTGGAGTAGGAATCTTATAAGGAGAAATGAAACATGGCTGTATATTGCATAGCTACGCCCCAGATAACCATAAACACGGTGGACCTTTCGGACCACCTGAAAGATGTCAGCCTCACCTACGAGGCGGACGAGATCGAGACCACTTCTTCCGGGGACACCAGCAAGGAATTTATCGCCGGACTCAAGAGCTGGAAGGTCGATGCCACGCTTCAGCAGGATTATGCCGCATCCGAGGTCGACGCCACGCTCTTTCCGCTGGTAGGAGCTGCCCCCTTCGCGGTCATCCTGAAGCCCACCAGCGCGGCCACGGCAGCCACTAACCCCAAGTTCACCGGGAATTGTATCCTGACCTCCTATCCCCCCATGTCCGGGGCGGTGGGGGAACTCGCAACCGTCAAGATAACCATGCGCGGAAGCGGTGCGCTGACCAGGGCCACCTCCGACTAAAGGTGAACCATGCCCGAACTTACCACCTTCGACATACATAAGCTGGCCGATATAGACGTTCAGGAAAAGGAGATAGGCGGGTTGGGAATCGTCCGATTCGGGCGGCTGACCATGAAGGACCTGGCCGACGTGAAGCGCATTGACGACGAGATCGAGCAATCGTATGTCCTTCTTCACCGAATGCTAGTCAAGGCCAACCCCGGGCTTACGGTCGAAGAGATCGGGAAATGGGAACCGTCGGTATTCGCTCAGATTTTCCAGGCAGTGGTGAATATTTCGGATTTTCGGGAACCGAAGTGAGAAAGTGGGTGTGGGTGTCGGATGAGGCGCAGACGCTATGGGTGGTCTGCCACGAATTCGGCATCACGCCCTCCCAGGTAATGACCATGCCAGTGGACGAATACGCCTTCATGCTAAGCGGGCTGGAATGGTGGAAGACGAAAGAGAAGGAAGCAATAGAACATGCCAGACATTGAGTTCCGTTTAACGGCGGTGGACGAGGCCACGCCGGTAATAGAGCGCACCAGGCAAACCCTCGAAAAGTTCAACAAGACGTATAGCGCACCGATGGGCGGCGGTTCCAGTGCATCTGGTTCATCGGGCGGGATGTCTGGAATCCTGGGCAAAGGCGGGATAGGGAACCTTGCCGGTCTGACCATCATAGGACAGGGCATCCTTCAGGTGCTCCAGAAGACGTACGCGGTGCTGGCCGAGGCGTCGCCTTATCTGGCGTCGGTGTCCCAGCAGTTCAAGACCGCCGCGGACATCTACCTGAGGCCCATGGGGGATTCGATAGCCAGGCTGCTCCAGCCCTCCAGCGAGGAGTGGCTGGAACTGTCTGAGGCAAGGTCTGAGCTGTTCGCACAGATGGAGGAGGACTACGGCCCGGTGGCGGTCATACTGGCTACCCTGGCCACCGCCCTGGGCGACGCCTGGACCGCCGTGCTGGAGTTCCAATGGGGGATGCTGAACGCCCTGTCCAGCATTGTCATGTGGCCCATCGACAAACTGGGGGACATGCTCGGGGTGGACCTCCCCGGCTCCTTGGACGAGCTGCTGGAAAAGCTGTTCGGCATCACCGGCGGGTTCGACGGCATCAAGAAGGCCGTGATGGAGGACCTTCCCGAGAAGCTGGGCGAAGCTTGGGACGGCATGGCGAAGTGGTTCGAGAGCGGCATCGCCGAGATCGGGGAGGCCATCGGGGGCTTCGGGACGTGGCTGTGGAACAGCATCACCGGGGCCATCGGGAACATAGCCGAGGCCGTGAGCGGGTTCGGGAGCTGGATATGGAGCGGCATCACCGGGGCCCTGGGAGGTGCCTGGAGCGTCCTGACGGGGTTCGGTACCTGGATATACAACTCTCTCAAGACCGCCCTGGGAGGGATCGGGAACGAGGCGTACAAGGCGTTCCATAACGCCATCGCCTCTATGCTGAACGGCATAGCGAACATCGAGCTGCCCCTGGTAGGCAAGCCCTTCAAGGGGCTGTTCGGCACGATTCCCATGCTGGCCTCCGGCGGTATCGTCACCCAGCCGACCTTGGCCATGATCGGGGAGCGTGGAGCGGAGGCGGTGATACCGCTCAACAAGGCCGGACAGTTGGGCATGGGGCAGGGAATGAACGTGACCATCCAGATGAACGCCCCCGTGTACGGAGTCGATGATCTGGAACGGACCATCCGGGACATGATGAGCCGGGAACAGCTGGGGTACACGGGGTACAGGTGATAACATGGCATACACCATAACGCCCTACGAGCGGAAGGGCAGCGGGAACATCACGGGCAGCGGTACCACCGTCACCGCCGCTAACGCAGCAGCCTTCAGGAACGTGGCCGTAGGGGCTACCTTCAAGAGCGGGGGCAACACCAGGACGGTCGTGTCCAAGACCAGCGAGACCGTCCTGGTGGTCAATTCGTCCCTGAGCGTCACCGGCAAGCCCTGGACCTATCAGAACCCTGCGCTGACGCTGAGCGGCATCTACTACCTGAAGCATACCAAGACCGACAAGCCCAAGCTCACACCCATAGCCCTGAAGGACGCTGATTCGGCCTGGGCCGGGGCCAGCAGCGGGGTGTACCGGGAGATTCAGATTTCGGGCTGGATAGCCAATGCCACCCTGGCCGACCGGGAGAAGAACATCACCATCCTGGAGGGGCTGCTGGACGGGACGCAGACCAGGCACGGGACCTGCGTGTTCGCCGAGGAGTCCCCCGCCCGGTCCCTCTACGTGTACATCGGCTCGGCCACCTGGCAGATACAGCGGGACAAGCCCAAGTGGCTGGACGTGATGATCAACATGACCGAGTGCAAGAACCGGGGGAGCCTGAGCTAATGCCTTACGAGCTGACCAAGTTCCTGCATCACGACGGCACCGACACCAACGATATAATGCCCTCCGTGGTGAGCTTCGAGTGCACCA